ACTACTGTTACATAGTAACACTAGACCACGGGCTACAACCGTTCAAATTGTACGATTGCCAAAAAGAAAAGATACAAGTCATTCATAATAACCGCAAAGTTATTATTATGGAAGGCCGTCAACAAGGCAAAACTTCTACATCGGCAGCTTACATTCTTTGGTATACTTTATTTCAAGATTCAAAAACTGTTGCAATTCTTGCCAACAAAGCAACCACAGCTCGTGAGATTATTTCACGATATCAATTGATGTATGAAAACTTACCAATGTGGATGCAACAAGGTATTAAAACTTGGAACAAAGGCGATGTAGAATTAGAGAATGGTTCAATTGTATTTACAGCTGCAACAACTGGTGCAGGTATTCGTGGTAAATCTGTAAACTTATTGTATATTGACGAGGCTGCAATTATTCCAAACACGATTGCAGAAGCATTCTTTACTGCTGTTTATCCTGTTATTTCTGCTGGTCAAACAACCAAGATTCTTATCACATCTACACCATTAGGATACAACCACTTTTGGAAGTTTTGGAACGATGCGATGAATAAGAACAATGACTTTGTTCCATTGTTTATTCCTTACAATAGAATTCCTGGTCGTGATGAGGCTTGGGCACTTGAACAGAAACGCCAACTTGGTGAATTAAAATATAACCAAGAAGTGTTATGTAAGTTTCTTGGTTCATCTTTGACTTTGATTGATTCATCTACAATCGAATATATGTCAACTTTACCGACTGTCTATTCTAAAGATGGTTTGGACTTGTATGAGTTTCCTGTTAAAGGAGAAAGAGATGATAATGAAGTTTTGGTTAAAAAACCACACACTTATGTGATTGTTGCTGACACCGCACAAGGTGTTGGTGGAGATTATTCAGCTTTTGTTATTATAGATATTGCAGAAGTACCTTATAAATTGGTGGGTAAATTTAGAGATAATACAATTGCGCCTATGTTATATCCATCTGTTATACATAAGGTAGCAAAAGATTTTAATAATGCATATGTTTTACTTGAAGTTAATACAAGTGAGCAAGTTGCATATATTTTACAGTCTGAATTAGAATATGAAAATCTACTATATGTTACTAAAACTGGCAAAGGCCAAAAAGTAACTGGTGGTTTTGGTGGTGCAGGTAGAACAAGCTTTGGTGTTGTTACTGATAAAAGAGTAAAACGAATTGGTTGTTTTACTTTCAAGTCGTTGATTGAGGAAAAGAAATTATTGATTCCAGACCCTGATGTGATATCAGAACTATCTACTTTTATTGAGTACCGTGGTTCATATCAAGCAGACGATGGATATCATGATGATTTGGTTATGCCATTAGTCTTGTTTAGTTGGTTGACAACTAACCCGTATTTCAGAGATTTAAATGATGTTAATCTTCGTGAGGTAATGTACCAAGAACGAATTAAACAAATAGAAGAAGATGTTATACCTTTTGGTTTTATGAGCGATGGCCAAGATTTGGAATATGAAGTTGATAGTGGAGATGCTTGGACGAAACAAGAATCTAGGGCATTACCACCAGGATACTCATCCTCAAATTTATAAAAAACTAAATAGTGTATAAAGAAAAATTGACCGATAACAAAAGGAGAAATCCATGGCATTTCAGCTATCACCTGGGGTAAATGTATCAGAAATCGACCTGACTACAATTGTACCTTCAACCGCTACTTCAATTGGCGGTGTTGCTGGAAATTTTAACTGGGGTCCAGTTGGCGAAGTGGTTACTATTTCTGACGAGGTTTACCTTGCTCAGAGATTTGGTAAACCAGATAATACAAATTATGAATACTGGTTCTCAGCAGCAAATTTCTTAGCATATTCCAATAACTTAAAAATTGTTCGTGCTGCGAACACAACCACTACTCTTAATGCAACCGCTAACGGTACTGGTTATTTAATTAAAAACTCAGACGATTATGCAAATAATTGGACTACTGCAAATACAAGTGCTGGTCCATTTACTGCAAGATGTGCTGGAGCTTTAGGTAACACTTTGCGTGTTTCTATATGTTCTTCAACACAAGCTTACTCATCAAACTTGACTGCTACTGATACAACTATTGTAACATCAAGTGGTACAAGCAATACTGCTGTTGCAGTTACAGGTTCTCCTGTTGCTAACTTGTATCCTGGTGACCTCGTTTCTTTTGACGGTGGTACAACATATACTCGCACAACCTCAGTAGCAGCAGGATTCATTAATGTATCATCTGCTGTTGCTGTTACTGCTGGTGCTGCTGTATTGCGTAAATGGCAATATGCCGACCAATTTGGTATCGCACCATCTACATCAGCATATACTTCAGGTGTAGCTGGTTCTGGTGATGAAATGCATGTCATCGTGATTGATGAAGATGGTCAATTCTCAGGTGGTGCTGCAAACACAGTCCTTGAAAAATATGCTTTCGTTTCTAAAGCATCTGATGCACTAACTAATGATGGTTCATCTAATTTCTATAAAACAGTTATAAACAATCAATCTAGATATGTTTGGTGGACTTCATATCAACCAGGTTCTTCCAATTGGGGAACAACTGCTGTTGCAAAAACATTTACCAATATTAATACACCATTTTCTGCATCATTAAGTTCAGGTGCTAATGGTGATATTGGTAATTCTGAACTTACTACTGCATATAATTTCTTTGCAAATCCTGATGTTGTTGATGTTTCATTAATCATATCTGGTCCAGGTAACGCAACAGTTGCAGCAAGTTTAATTTCAATTGCTGAATCTCGCAAAGATGCTATGGTGTTCTTATCACCAACAAAAGCTTCTGTTGTTGACAAAGCTGGTAGTGAAGCAACTAACATTCTTTCATTCCGTTCAGGATTGACAAGTTCTTCATATGCATTTATGGATTCTGGTTACAAATACCAATATGACAGATATACTGATGTATATCGTTGGGTACCATTGAATGGTGACATTGCTGGTATCTGTGCTCGTACAGACCAAGAGCGTGACCCATGGTTCTCACCAGGCGGTTTAAATCGTGGTATCGTTAAGAATGTTATTAAATTGGCATACAATCCAACTAAAGCAGAGCGTGATAACTTGTATGTTCAAGGTATCAACCCTGTTGTTACATTCCAAGGCGAAGGCACAATTCTATTTGGTGACAAAACATTGTTGAATCGTCCTCAAGTATTTGACCGAATCAATGTTCGCCGTCTATTCATCGTGTTGGAAAAATCAATCGCTCGTGCAGCTCGCAGTTCAATGTTCGAATTCAACGACCAATTTACTCGTGCTCAGTTTGTCAACTTAGTTGAACCATTCTTGCGTGATGTACAAGGTCGCCGTGGTATCACAGATTACCGTGTTGTTTGTGATGAATCTAATAATACATCTAATGTGATTGATGCAAATCAATTTGTTGGTGATATCTATATCAAACCAGCACGCTCAGTAAACTTCATTCAACTTAACTTTGTTGCAGTACGCACAGGTGTTTCGTTTGAAGAAGTTGTTGGCCGATTCTAATAAATAGAGAGATAGGAGAATAAAAAATGGCATTTAATGTAAACGAATTCCGCTCTCAGATGGTAGGAGACGGTGCCCGCCCAAATCTATTTGAGGTGAGCATGCCGTTTCCTGGCTTTTCACAGCCTGGAGATGCACAGAAAAAATTAACTTTTATGTGTAGAACTGCTCAACTACCTGGTTCAACAATTGGTGTTGTGCCTGTTCAATATTTTGGCCGTGAATTGAAATTTGCTGGCAACAGAAGTTTCACCGATTGGTCAATTACAGTTATCAATGATGAAGATTTTATTATTCGCAATGCTTTTGAGCGTTGGATGAATGGTATCAATAGTCATAGCCTTAATCTTCGTAACCCATTAGCAGGAAGCCCTGGCGGTTATACTGTTGATGCTGATGTAACACAATTTGGCAAGCAAGGAAATGCACTCAAGAAGTATCGTTTCCTTGGAATGTTCCCACAAGACATTGCACCAATTGATGTTGATTGGGGTTCAAACGATACAATCGAAGAATTCTCTGTTTCACTTTCTTTCCAATGGTGGGAAGCAGTAGAAGCTCAAGTGGCTTGATGAGAAGGAGGTCATTTTGGCCTTCCTTTTTACTTTTTTAGGATGAATTTTTAATGGCAATAAAATTATTTGGTTTCACATTAGGCCAAAAGGACATTGTTCAGGTAGAAAAACCTGAGCAAGCTTCTTTTGCACTTCCAACGGAATCAATTGATGATGGTGC